CTAGCACGCCAGTAGCTTATCTTAATGCTACTGGACTAGGACTTTTTACAGCTACGCCAGGCGCAGCGCTTGACATACATTCTACAGGTGTAATGGCGCAGCTAAATTCAACTAGCGCAACAGCAAATAGCTTGTTAGCTTTTCAGCGCAGCGGTAGTGGACTTTGGCGCATTGGCGATAACTATAATAGTGGCACAAACTTTTTTGAATTATACAATACTGTTTTATCTACAAATGCTATTGCAGTATTAGCAGCTACTAACAAAACAGAATTTACAGCAGTTGAAACGTACAGTACAGGACTAGCTAGGGCAAACTATTTTGACTATAATTTATCTGTAGCAGCTGGCGGCAGTTTTAGTAGTCCTAATGCAATTACTGCGCTAGGTGCAAGCCTAGATTTAAGCCTAGCAGGTAGCGCTACAATACCTAGCGGTGCGCGTAGCGGACTAGACGCATACAATACAGTTAGTTTTACTGGAACAGGAACACTGACGCAAAGCCAGGGAACGCAAATAAGAGCATATAGTAATTTAACAACAGGCTGGGCCTTTAATGGTAGCGCTACTGGTACTATTACGCACCTAGCAGGACTGCGTGTATTATTTCCTGATAATACTGGCAGCGCAGTAACAGTTACAAATAATTACGGCCTATTAATTAATGATCAAACGGCTAATACTGGTACAGTTACTTATACAAATAGGTGGGCAATTTATCAAGAGGGAACAAGTGATTTAAATTACTTTGCTGCAAATACTTTAATAGGATCTACTACAAATAACGGTAATAAATTACAGGTTACTGGAACTGCATACATAAGCAGCACAACTTTAATAGGAACTACAACAGATAATACTTTCAGTCGTTTACAAGTTAGTGGCGGTGCTTGGATAGGAACAACTAAAGGAACTTATTTTACTGATAGCGGTTCTTACTATTCAATAGTAGGACTTAATCAAGCTGTATCAACATACAATAGTTTAGAATTACGCGCAAGTGGTACTGACGGTCAGTTATTTTTATCTACTAGTGGAGTAGTAGGAATGGGAACTACAACACCGGTTGCAAATACACCATTGACATTACAGGGCGCTAGTGGTTATACAGATTTATTATGGTTAAAATCTGTTGGATCAAACATTGATAGCAGAATAAATTTTGCGCCTACTGGTACAGGAATAACACAGCTAAACAATACTACAGGTACAGCAATAGCTTTACAAATAGCTGGCGCAGAAAAAATGCGCCTAGATAGCGCAGGAAATTTGGGCCTGGGAGTTACGCCAGCGGCGTGGAGTATTGTAAATGCATATCAAGTTGGTAACAGTTCTTTTGTAGGTACAGCTACACAAATGTTGCTTTCTCAAAACTATGTATTTAATGGTAACGACACATATATAGCAAATGGCTATGCTTCACAATACTACCAGGTTAATGGTCAGCATTTATGGAGAATAGAACCAAGCGGAACAGCAGGCAATACAATAACCTGGAATACTGCGATGACGCTGACGGCGACTGGAAATTTAGGAATCGGAACTGGAACGCCTAGCGGTATTTTAGATTTAAACTGGACAGCTAATAATGCAACAGCTGGCGCTTATGTAAGAAATTTATCTACTGGATCTAATGCTTACGGTGGTATTTATTTTGGTAATAATAGTAGTGCAAGCGACGCATTTATAGGAAGTTTAAGTAGTACAAATACTGCTTATGGTGGTGCAAGATCATTTTTAGTTGGTTCTAATAGTAGCGCACCACTTGTTTTTATGACAAGTGGAACTGATCGCGCTAGATTTACTGCTGGCGGAAATTTCCTAATCGGCACTACAACAGACGCAGGGCAAAAATTACAGGTTAATGGAACTAGTTATTTGGCTGGTAATTTACAAATAACAACTGGTGGGGATCATTTGACACTAACAAGATCTTTTTTTAATACTTGGGAATTTGGAGTTGGAACAGCTGCAGGAGTTAATGGCTTACATATTACTGAAAAGACAAGTGGAATCACTACTTTATCAATAGAGCAATCAAATGGCATTGCATACTTTTACAGTGCTATAAAAACTGGTAATCCTACTAGTGGAACGGCCGCAAACTGGAAATTAGGCAGCCGCGTAGCAGCAACAGTAGCGCTTGACACTACACAATATATTGAGGTAGATATTGGCGGCACTCTTTACAAATTAGCAATAGTAACATAAAATAATAAAAATGGGATATTCAATTACGCCAGTTGAGATCTGGCAAAACGGACAAAGCGAAACTGGCAACTATATTGACGCTAGTATAGTAAACGACAACCTTTCGGATTATGCGCAGTTTTACTGGAATATCAGTAAAGTAATAACTGACAGCGAGGGAAACGAAACAAAGCAAAGTTTAACCCAGGGCAATAGTACAATTAGTGGTAATGACTATGTTATTTGGGGGGAAACGACAGACGTAAATTATGCTGCTTATCAGTATATTTGTAGTCAGCTAAATTTAACCTTAATACCTTAAAAAATGACAAACTTGACTGAACTAAAAGCACAGGCTTACGATCTATTAGCAAACATTGAATTTCTGCAATTAAAACTGCGTGAAGTGAACGCACAAATTGCAGAACAAAGCAAGCAAGAAAATGGACAGTCAAGTAATAGCGATAATAGTAACTAGTATTTTTTCTGCTGGTGCAAGCTGGGCCGTACTTAATCAGCGCGTAAAAGCGCTAGAAGAAAAGCAGCGCGCTAATGATGACCACGATCAGCGACTTACCAGGCTTGAAACAAAGCTGGATATTTTGCTAGAGCATTTAATTAAAGATTAATGAAAACCCAGTTAATTAGGCTAGCTGACGTAGCTTTTATAGGGCCGTTTATGCTCTACGCTGCTATGCGTCCTAAATTAACAGATAGCGAGAAAATGATACTAGCAGGCCTGGGAATAGCAACAATACTATATAACGGCATAAATTATTTAAAATATGAAAGTAAAAAAACCGCGTAACTGGAAAACTACGTTTTTCGGAATAGCCAGCATTTTTAGCGGCGTCGCACTAATCCTAAAAGGACAAATGATTGAGGGCATTACAGCCATAACAACTGGACTAGGTCTAGGAGTAGCAAAGGACTACGATAAAACAGGTCTGTAATGAATGGGCCAGTACAAAAATTATATTATTGGCCTGGCACTACTTGCGCTAATTTTATTTGCTGGTAAAGTGTCTGCTGCAAAGATTATAGCAAAATTTGAGGGCCTACGCCTACGCGCCTATAAAGATAGCGGCGGCCTATGGACTATTGGCTACGGTAATACAATTAATCCTGAAACAGGCCTACCAATTAAGCAGGGCGACGTTATTACAAAAGCAAAAGCGCTGGAGTGGCTAAAAATCACTACAGCAAACGTGCAGGGCCGCGTAAAAGCGTTAGTAAAACGTCCAGTAACAGAAAATCAACTAGCAGCGCTAACTAGCCTGGCTTACAATATAGGACTAGGCGCATTTGGCAGATCAACACTACTGCGCAAATTAAACGCAGGCGAAAACACTAATAACGTAGCAGCGGAGTTTTTACGCTGGAATAAAGTAGCTGGAAAAGAAGTACCAGGACTTACTAACAGGCGCAAATTAGAGGCCGAATTGTTTTTATCATAACTACTTAAAATATAGCATTTTATTAAATTTAGCCAGTCACAGCTAAATTTTTTTTTGTTTATATGTGAAAATGTTATATAAATTCGTACTGACAAACGAACTTACTAACCAAAATTCTAAACTATGGCTACTACAGCTATTGACCTAGCAGCATACAAGTCAATGCTACAGGGAAAAATTAACACACTACAATTTTTAGGTAAAAATTTGGAAGGATCAAAAGTGACTATAGAGGTTACTTTTGATTGCGGAAGTAAAGCGCTAATTGAGCAGCGTTTGATCCCTTTCAATTTGGCTATGGAACTGCGCGTGCTTATTGACGATAGCATTGACTATTATCAGCGCCAGGTTACTAACAGTCAATACTTACCTAATGACATTACGAGATAAGCTAAAATTTATTCTAACATTTGCCTGGACTGGACTAGTATGCTTAATTGTACTAGCTCTAGTAGAGATAGGCTTTGCAATTATTTTTTTAATCAAAATATATAAACTATGCAAAATGTACATTACGACGCACCTGCGTTTCCCCCACAAGTAGCGCAAGACAATTTAGGCCGACTAGTAGCGCCGATCCCTGGACTATCTAAACTAGAGTATTTTAGCTTGCAACTATTGCCGCATTACCTAGAGTTAGCCAGTACAAAAAAACTAGCAAAAAATGGCGATATGCTTACCCCAGCGCAGGCTGCTATTATTATGGCTCAGGAATTACTAGACGAATTAAAAAAACTAAATAACAATGAAAAAGATACTTTACAGATTATTGAATAGTCCTAAATTTTGGCTATTTGTTATTTTGGCTTTTATGCTTTGGCTTTCTAGTTACTGGAACTTTTAAAAAACAATGACAAACGAACTACCGAAACTGACTGACTTACTACAGGCCAGGAAATACAACCCTGCACAGCGGCCTGCAAGTCATTCGCCTATTTTCACGATTCAAAGTAAGGTAGTCGGTATGCTTCAGTCCTATATTATTTTCAGCGGACTACCTAAAGCCAGTAAGAGTACATTTGTCGGCGCTGCTGCTGCATCGGCTCTTGTGCCGCCATACCAGGGAATTTGGGGAATGAAACTACAGCTGCCTACAGATAGGCCCAGGATCGGCTACTTTGATACAGAAATGAGCGACTACGATTTTTATAGGCAAATTGACAAGATCCTAGCGCTAGCAGATAAAAAAAAGTTACCTGATACTTTTGACGCTTTTTCTTTTCGCGAGGATATGCCAGGACGTATTCGCTCAATGATTGAGCAGTACCTAATAGACAATACCGACTGCGCCTGTATTATTGTAGACGGTTTGCTGGATCTATGTTTAAATTACAATAGCGAAGAAGAAACGCGCAGGCTTACTAACTGGTTTAAGCGAATCACAAAACAGTATAACGTCTTAATGATTGGCGTACTGCACTTGGGTAAAGGCCAGGGCGAAACGCTAGGGCATTTAGGATCTAATACTGACCGCTGGGCGCAAAGCACAATGATAGTAGAAAAAAATAAAGACGCAGGCCAGTTTGTACTAAAACCAAAATATCTACGCAGTAGCGATGACTTTGATCCAGTTGCTATAATGAATTTTAACGGCAACTGGCAACAAGTGCCGTACATACAGCAGGAAACTATCACACTACCTAAAAAAACAAAAAAATCTTA